TGGAGAATTTCCCTTTCCAGCGAGTTCGTCGCCCTGACGTGCAACAAATATGAAAAATGGGAAGACTTCCAGCCGCGTCTGATCACTGCGCTCGAAACCGTGAAGACCCTCTATTCAATTACCCACTGGACGCGCTTAGGATTGCGTTATCGCGACCTCATTATCCGTGAAGACATTGGGTTAAAAGAGGTTTCGTGGCGAGAGCTTCTCGCGCCGCCCCTACTAGGAGCCAGTATTGCCGATAGCCTGGCTGAAGACAGCAGCATTTCCGAAACCGACATCCTCGCGGCACAGTCTCATGTGATTTTCCAATTGGAGGATTGTGCGCTTGGCTTGCGGTACGGCATCGTCAAGAAAGAACAGACGGGCGATCAAGCGTACATGATCGATGCGGATTTCTACCTCGACCACCAGACACAAGTAGCGAGGCTTGATTTCGATGCTATCAAACAACACCTGGAAAGATTTCATGCTCATTCCGGCGCAGTATTCAGAGGCTGCATACAGCCCCGTCTGCACAAAGTACTGGGACCGCGATCCATCCCCTGGTAAGGAAAAGCCCAGGATTACGTTACGGCTAACTACAGCGGGAGAGACTTTCAGCGAGAGGCTGAAAGTATGGTTTTATGGGACTGATGAACAACCTGAGAACAACAGAGAATCGAAAACGCAGATTCCGCCCGTCGATCTGTCGTGGATTCACCGCGTGGCGGAACCCGCCAGCGAACCCCTCAAGCCTGCTGACATCATGCCCGTGATGGCCGGCCTCACTCAACTGCTGGAAGCGAATCGCTTTGAAGATGTTGACCGCTTGCTTAAATCAGTCAAAGTCAGCCATGCCGCTCCAGAAATAATGGTAGCGCTGTTGCGGATCACCTACCCCGTGCGCGGTAAGCGACTTCGCCATTGGTCGAAGCTGTTGAGGGACGTTCGCGCCGAACTTTCCGCCCGACACCTCGATACCGAAAGAATCCTGCGCGGTCTGGCCTGATGACGATGGTGGTTTATCAACAGAACACCTTGCCATTCGCGCCCGACGAAGTCCTTGGAGTAGCCATCGGCACTCCAAATCTTGACGATTTGCAGCAGCGCCATGTGGGCTTCATTTATCAGATTGATGATTCTGGCCCGCGCTTTTGCCACCTTGCCTGGCACTACACGCTGAAAGACGAACCTCTGCCCCCGGACTATTGTTGGGGACCCTCCGGCCTTGATGGGGTGAATAAAACGGTCATGGCGGCCTATGTGGCCTTGCTCAAGCAGAACGCCCGCGACGTACCCTACAGCATCGACTACGACGACGAGGTTTGCTATTTCGATCACAACGGACGCTATATCGCCCAGCCCATCGGGCGAGGATTGACCTGTGCTACGTTCATTCTCACCGTCTTTTCTCAGCTTGGGTTCAAGCTCATCGAAGCGCCTAGCTGGCCGAAACGTCCTGATGACGCCCAGTGGCAACAACAAATCATCAGCGTATTGACTCAATGTGTTTACGCATCGCCGGAACACATCGAAGCCGTCAAGCAGCAGGTTGGAGCCCAACGATTTCGGCCTGAAGAAGCGGCTGCAGGGGTGATCTCTGAAGACATCCCCCTCGATTTTTCTGCGGCTCATGCCTTGGCGCAAGAAATTCTTCGAGACATCAACGGCAATCCCGCCAACAGCAATTAGAGGAGATCGCCATGACCGATAATGTAGAGAATCTAGTTCTTGAGCACCTGCGCGCCATTCGCGCCACGCAGGCTCAACACGGCGAACGATTGACGCAGATTGAGGTTCAGCAAACAGCGGTAGGCCAGCAACTCGCGGGATTAGCGGTTGCGGTTTACGGAGGACAGGGGCGGCTCGACAAGATCGAGCAGCGCCTGGAACGCATCGAACGGCGGCTGGACTTGATCGACACGCAAGCCTAAACCTCCACGTTCGCGCCGGTCAGCGCGGGCGCTTCGCCCTGAATCTTTCCGCCCTGCACGTAGACCCGCGCCCCTTCCGCCACACTATCGCCGCTCACCCGCATCTCGCCGCCGCCCGGCAATTCAACCGTACTCGTTCCATCGGGCCACACCGCAATGACCGTCCCCACGAGGAGCGGATCGGTCGGCAAGAGTTTCTGCATCCGCACGAAGTCATTACCGCGCCCCTCGCCAAAGCCCAGGGTCTGCCGGACTTCGCCGAACTTCACGTCGATACTGCAACTCATCACCTCATCCAGCCAGCGCGCCGTGCCGACGACCAGTTCAATCAGCGTTCCCGGCTCCAACACGCCCGGCGGACTGCCCAGCGTATTTAGGATCGTCTCCACGCTCAGGCTCTTCCGGTTCGCCGCCGAGGCCAGCACCTGCCGCCCACGCTCCCGACACGCCAGAATCTCGGTCAAATACGGATCGGTCACGGTCGCGGCGGGGCGCTCCCCGGCGGTTCCTTCGCGGGTCACTTTTACCAAATAGCCGCTTTCCGTACCGCCCACAAAAACGCAGTCCTCCAAGGCGACCTCGGCCAATCCCAATTCCGCACTTGTGATCAGTGCGCCGTCCAACACCACAGCGGGCACGTGCCCCGCCAGTTCCCACGGGGCCAGAATCCGGCGGGGCGTTACGATCAAAGTATCCGCCGCTCGCGCCGATTGCAGGGTCGCGCCCAGCGCTTCCGCGATGGCCCGCACCCGCATTTTCGGCGTCGCATCGCGCCACGTCACCCGCCCTGCCGGCAACGCCGGATCCACCGGACAATCCCATTGCAGCGCAAACCCGGTCCCCGTCAGCGCCGCCTCTGCGATTTGCCGCGCCGTGAGCGATGCCGTTACGGTTCCGGTCGTCGCCTCCGCGAAGGGCGCATCCAGCAGCGCCGTGCGGCTGTTGCAGGTGATCGTGTAACTCCATTGCCCGAACGACACCGCCTGTCGCCAGATTTGCGGCTGCACATGCCAGGTATGCCCATTGACGATAGCCGCAAACGATTCGGGCGGATCGCTGGAAAACAGCGCGTCCAGGGTCGTTTCTGAGGAGGTGGTCAGCGTTGCTGCCCAGCCGTAGCTATCGCGGTCGGCGCGAAGGTTCAGCGTCTCTCCTTCTAGCGGCAAGTTGTCGGACAGGCGGTAGAGGAGGCAGGTCGGTTGCATCAGCAGGCTTCTTTTTGTCGTCACCAGAAACGGACCGCCCAGGCGCAGGCGGAAATCGCGCACGGTCGGATTGCGGCGCAGATACAGCCGGAAGGTATCCGCCACGTGCGGCGGAATCGGCGGCGGTTGCCAGGGTGGAATCTCCGGGCGCGGCCAGACCCACGGCGGCGCAATCAGCCGCCCCCAGCGAATCCGCTCCCGAACCCACGGCGTGATCAGGCGGCGCCACGTCGCCCGAACCGGCGCTGACGGCGCGGAATTCAAATCCGGCCACGGGACGCGGGCGATCCTAAATTGGGTCTGAAGGGTCGGCCAACCGGCGCGAACGGGAGCCGACGGGAGCGAGTGAACGTCGCCCCAACAAACCCGGCTCAGAATCTCTCGGCGTGGCAATCCGGGCCAGCGGGCGCGAACCGGAGACGATGGCAAGGCGGCGCTTTCGCCCCAGCGAACCCGATCCCGCTTTTCAAGGTGCGGCAACCCCGGCCAGCGAGCGTGAACGAGGGTCGGGGTAGACGCGACCGCCGCCCAGCGACTCCGAATCAGCGGCGTGAACGGCGTCAGATCCACCCAGGGCGCGCGGGCCATCACGGATTGAGAAGCGGTATCGGCCCAGGGAACCCGCGCCGTCACCGTCAAGAACCGGCGAATCTCGACCGCGCCTAACGCCACGCCCGCCGAGGCTTGCGCGGTTCCGCTGACGGTGACGGTAAAGCTGGCGGTGATCGACCCGCTGGCGAATCCTGCCGGGGCTTGCGCCGTTCCGCCGACCGTAATCCCGGCGTCCGCTGCGCCGCTGTAGCCGGGAAACAGCCGAAAATCGCGCCCACTGCCCGGCGTTCTCGGCGCGGGGAACAGGCGAAAGTCGCTCACGGATCGGCCTTGGGTTCCTGATACTCAAACGTGCCGGTCAGCACTTGCCCATCGGCCAAGGTCAGCGTCGATAGCGCCAGCCCGCCGATCATCACCGTGCCGCCCGCTTCATAAACCGGCCCGTCCAGGATCACCGTGCCGCCCGAGGTCTTCGCCCGCCACCAGCCCACGTCCCCGTCGGCCTGCACCGCGACGGCGGTAAACTCGAACGTGATCAGACCGTTCACTGCCGGGTCAAACCCGGACAGCGTAATGCTGGACAGCAGGGTTTCAGAGGTGCTGTTTTCCGGCTGCGCCGGGCGACTGCCGGTCAGAAACTCCAATTCACCGCCGGTCAGCAGGGCCGCGATGGCGTCGGCGGCAGCATTGACAGCGGTCGTACTGCGGCGCGTGGCAGTGGTCATGGCATCGGACTCGGAAACAATCGATCCCAGTAATCCCCGATCACGTAGCTGTCATCCGGCAATTTCGCGGCGCGAGTAAAGGCGGCGAATTCATGGCCTTCCAACAGCCAGTCAAAGGTGACCACGCCATCGGCATCGGTCACCGCTTCCGCACAAAGGACTTTTTCGGGCAGCGCCATGAGATAGACCGGCATGTTGGATAAAAATAGATCGCCACTGCCCGCCGGATCGCCCGCCACCCGCGCCCGCACCACATCGCCGGTCAAGCGCCCGTGACCGCCAAAGAGCAGATCGCGATGAATCGTTAAACCCGTAATTCCGCTCATCGCCACGGCCCGGTAATATCCAGCGCGATTCGAGAAGTACTCACCAGATTTTGAATGAAAAGGGTTCGCCCGCTGAGTTCAGGCACTGAGGTAATCAAGGTTCGGTCACTCGGGTAGGCGGCGTGAAGCGGGTTATAAGCGCCGGGAAGTCGGCCCCGCAGAACGGTAGATCCCTCCCAAATGTCAATCGGGGCGGCCCAAAATCCGTTATCGGCGGGGTTATTGGCCGTCATCCCGCCCGCCCCCATATTCCCCAGGTTGCCGCAAGAGTATCGAGCCACCACCACCGCGCCGCCGATTTGGGTATGACTGCGCGCCAAGACGGCATTGCTGGCCGTATTCAGGACGTGCAGTACGCTGTTGCCATAACTCGAAGAGGTGATGTGGGCGCACAAAAAGGACTGAAACACATCCCCCGCTTTCACCGACTGGATGTCGCCGAAAGTGGAATTATCCCAATACGAATCAGTGGCTGCGCGGATAAAGAGATAGAACAGCCGACCGTCGGCCACGAGGCGCCAATCCCGCGCCGTGCTGTTCGCGGTCGTGCTTTTAATCACGTACCAATAAGTTCCTGCCACCGGAAACAAGAGCGCACCCGCCGAGGCGGTATCCACATCATCCATGCCTTCATACCCGCGAACTGCCGCGTAGGTCGTGGTCGTATCGTCCACCCTCAGATAGCGCCGTGCCCCCACCGGATCATCCGCTCGATACGCGGCCTTGTTCGTGCCCGAAAACACCTTGGAAAATCCCGCCGGGGCGCGCTTTGCGGTAATCGTGCCGGTCGCGGTCTGATCCGCGATTCCCGTGGTCGCAAAGGTAAAGGTGGTGGCGCTGGTGATCGTGACCCGCCAATCACCGTTCAGGCCCGCCGGCGTAGTCACTCCAGCAATCCGAATCACCGGATGCACTTGTTTGCTGCTGTCATTCGGATCGGTGACTGCGGTGAACCCGTGCGCATTTTTAGTGCCTGTCGCGACGTTTCCGGACACCACCAGGCTATCCAGGGTCACGTCGCCGTAGCCGTTCACCAGGCACTTATCCAGGATCATCGCAATCAGCGATCCCGCTTGGCCGGTCACTCCGCCCGCGCCGGCATCCGTGCTCTGAAAGACCTTTACTGAGGTATCGGTCATGGGTCGACTTCTCCAAGAGATTGAAAGGCGTAGACATCGCCGCCGCCGATCCAGTCGTGGGGCTGAGTACAGCGGATGTGCCAGTGCTGGAACGAGGCGGCGATCGTCGGGAAGCGCAGGGCGTTGCCGTAGGCGTAGCCCGAACCCCAACCGCCGGGCGCGATGCTGAAATAGGCTTTTCCGGTCAGGGCGCTGGTGGGTGCAATCGTGCCGGAGATGTTGAGGCCGCTGGCGATTTGCCCGACCCGTGAACCAATGACTTTGACGGTGGTGGTCGTCTCGAACACCACCGCCCAGTCTTCCTCAATACAACCCTCGTTGGTGACGACGATGGGGAAATCGGTATCGTTGTAATCGGCGACCGCCAAGCTGCCGTCTACGGTGAAGCTGCCTTGCCAACTGGCGATGACTCGCAGGTTCGTGTAGCGGGCGTAGCGGTCGCCCGCGGTAAGCACGGTGGACAGGTAGCCGTCCGCCGGAAAGGTTTTGGTCAGCGGGCGGGCGAGTTGAATTTGCCCGGAGATTTCCACATCGGCGACACGGGCCATTTCGCGCAAGGTGTGATGCGCCGCCAGCGGCTGAAGGTAAGTCGATAGGTCCAGCGGGTTCGCCATCGTGACCACGCCGGTCGTGAGGTTCACGCTGTACTTGGTCGTCGCCACTTGGGTTCCTGCCGTGTCCAGCAGAATCACTTGGCTCAGATTGCCGCGCGGTAGATTGACGACTTGCGCCGCCGTCAGCGGGTTGGGCATCGTGAATACGCCGGTGTGATGCAATACGGCGGTATCGCCGGGCTTGATGACCTGGACCCGGCCATCGGCGGGCAGCCGTGCGGTGTCAATCCCGATCAGACTGGAATCAACCGGGGCGTAGGTGTAGGTGACGGCGTTGTAGACAATCGTGGTCGGCCATACCGGGTCCGGGACGATGACCTTGAGATCGGCGTCGATCAGATCGGCGTCGTACCATGGCTCCGCTTTCTGATCGCCGCTCAAGGCGCTGTCGAGGGTGCGGGTTCCGAAATAGACGAGATAAATCCCCGATTGCCAGTCGATGACTCCGACGAGGCCCGCCGTGTCGATCACCCCTTGGGTATTGGCCGTCGCCTGCACGTCCACGCCGGCCATCGTGGTGGCGCGAATCTGGAAGCTGCCGGGGCGAACCGGCGCGCCGGGAATCCGCCCAAACACCTGCGGCGTCGCCCAGGCCCGGCGCACCGTCGCCAGCGCCTGAACGTCCAGGGTGGTGCTGCTAAGACCGGTCCAGTCGCTCAGGGTGGCGATGCCGGTGGCGTGGTTGAGCACCCCGACCGCCGTGCCACTATTGGTGGTCGGCGACACCGCGCGGTAGATCGTGCCGCTGCGCTCAATATGCACCTGCCCGCCCAGCAGGAACCGGGTCGAGCCGGGCAAAATCGGGTCGAGGGTGGTCGGAGTCAGGTCCAAGGTCAGGTCAGGGACCGGGATCAGTTCGGTTTGGGCGTCGGTCCCGTCGCTGGCTTTGCGCACCCGGTAGTTAAAGGTCGTCGCCGGAACGCTGACCGCGCAGGCGGTGGCGGTGAATCCCATCACCCAACCGCGAAACGCGGCATCGTAGACGATGCCCCAGACGTTTTGGGTGAGGGTGCTGACCAGGGTCAGGATGATCTCGCCGGTGGTGGCGTTGAAACTGCCGGACGCCAGCCCGTCGCCGACCATCCCGCCTGCGCCGTTGTCGGTGAACAGCAAGGTCAGGTCGCCCACGGTCGCGACCGGGAAGGTCGCGGACACCGCCAGCGTTCCCGGCGAGCAGGGAAAGGTTCCGGCGGGCAATTGCAGGGTGTAGGTGCGTCCGGCGGGGCTGAGGCCGACCAGCGCCCCGGTGTAGGCCAGCAGGCGGGTGTAGTTCACCGTCACTACGCTGGCGGCGTCGGGATAGGCATTGGCATTCGGGGTCAACCACAACGCCGGCACGGTGTGATGCACCTGGCCCACGCCATCGCCGCTTAAGACTCCCGCACTATTGTCCGTGGCGGTCTTGGTCACGCCGCCGGAGATCCACGACACGCTGAGGCTGTCGGGAGACACGTCGTGCAACAGCGTCATCGCCAGCCGGGGCGCGGGAATGGATACCTCCCCATCCCGGCGCTCGGCCAGTTGCGGCGTGGTCCAGGAAAACAGCACCGAGGACGCCAGATCGGGCAGCACTTGCAGCGAAAGCTGCACGGTGCCGGTGGCGAAGTTCAGGGTGCCGCTGCCGTGGGCGGAACTGGCTCCGGCCAGAACGCCGCTGCCGGTCTCGCTGAGCCGATACCAGCGGCCAAACGCCAGATAATCCACCACCAGAGTGCCAGGCGCGGGAATCGGGGCGAGGGTGGTGACGTAGACGAGAGCGCGGGTCTGGTCGTCAATCGGCAAGGCGCGGGTGAAGGCCGGGCCAATCAGGGGCGCGGCGGGTTGCGCGGTGACGGTCCAGGTTCCCGAAGTGGGGAAGGTGATCGCGCCGGCGACGTAGTCGATTTCAGCGACCGCGCCGCCGCTGCTGGTCAGCGTGCCGTCGGCGTTGTCGGCAAAGGTCTGTGTGCCCGTGACCGCCACCGTGCCGGGCATCACCCCGCCGCCCAAGTAGACCGTGGTCCCGATCACGGCGCTGGCGAGCAAGAGGGCATCGCCGCCGGGAACCATCTGTTGCGGCAAACTTTGCGCGGCCTGATCCGCTTGGGCGTGTTCCGCCTGCGTGGACGGCACCAGTTGTTCGAGAACCCGGCTCACGCTCACCGAGGCCGACGCGGCATTGGCTTGCGCCGCCAGCGGCAACAGGCCGTAGTAGCGCGCGGCGTCGGCGACCGTGGTCATCCGAATCTTGGTCGGCGACCCGCTGACGCTAAGCCGGGTCGGGTATTCGATGCCGGCGAAGTCTTCGCGCAGCGGTTCGGCCAAATACAGGGTCAACACCCGCCGCTCAAAGTCGCCGTTGCCGTCGGTAAAGGTGGCGCTGGAGTCGGTGACGCGAGTGAGGCGCACGTACTGCGACACCGCCGGGTAACCCGCTTTCTCTTGACTGAGCAACACGGTTTGCCCGGCTTCGGGGAGTTCGGCGTTCAGCGTCTGATAGGCCATGATCGCCCGCTGGCCCACGACCGCGTTGCTGTAAAACGTCATCGGGGTGGCGGGACCTTGAGTCAGGTAGGATTCAATGCGAGTCACCAGCGCCGCCCGCTCTTCGCCGAAGGTGGCGGCACGGGCCAGCAAGGCGCTGATCGCGGCATTGGCCGGCGGCTGGCTGATATAAATCCCGGCGCCGTAGTACCACAGCACATTGGCCGAGGCGATGCCCAAGTACAGGGCGCGGGCGCTCAGCCGTCCGTTCACGGCGTCCATGTTGCTGACGCCCGGAAACAGGTTGTTGCTGACGTTATCCGGCAGCACGACGGAGGTGATTTGCCCGCCGCCGTCGCTTTGATCGGTCAGGCGTTCGGGTTGCAGCAGGACGATATGAGTGCTGTCGAGAGGCATTAGGCGTTCCGTTTCGCAGTTTCGAGCGCGGAGAGGAAATCAGCGGGATTTTGAGTGGTGGTGGTTTGTAAGGTCTTGCCGGCCACGTTCAGATTGAGGGCGTAGGTGCGTTCCGGCGAAGCCAGACCGCCGCTGCTGTTGGAGGAGGAGGTCGGCGTTCGCGAGGTGGAGGGCGTGTTATTGGCTTGGGCGTCCGCTTCCGCTTTCTTCAGTTTGATTTGATAGGCTTGCTGTTCCAGCGAGAGGGCGGTTTGTAGGTTGTTGATCGCCTCGCGGTCGCCCGCCGCTTTCGCCTCGTTAATCTGGTTCTGCAATTCCAGTTCTTTTTGTTTTTGTTGCAACCGGAGAACGCCCGCCGTGTCGCCTTGCTCTTGCAAGAGGGTTTGCTGCGCCGCCGCCAAGGCTTCTTCGCTGGCTTGGCGCAAGTCGTCCATCTTGCCCTTGGCTTCATCAATCGCATCCTGGAGCCGGGATAAATCGGCATCGTTCAGCAGGTCAAACGAGGTGCGAGTGTCGCGGGTCGCCAGTTGCAAGGCTTGCTGGGTTTGGGCAGTGAATTGGCCGGTTTGGGTATAGGCGTCCAGGGCCGCGACGGCATTTTCGACTGCGCTCTTTTGATCCTTGAAGGATTGAACCACTTGATCGGCGGCGGCGGCTGTGCCTGCTGCCCATTGAATCCATCGATCCGAAGACAGGGCGTTTCCGGTTCGAGTGAATTCCTCTTGCAGTTTAATAAACGCCTTTTGGAGGGCCTCGGCATTGCCGCCCGTTTCCGCCAGCACCTGGTGAGCGGCATCCCAGTTCGAGTTGACCGCATCGCCTGCTGCGGCGAGTTGCGCGGCGGCTTCGGCGGCGGCAGCAGCAGCCTTTTTTGCCGCTTCTTCCGCTTCTTCCGCCGCCTTTTTGGCGGCTTCATCCGCTTCCTTTTTCTTTTTCTTCGCCTCTGCCAGATCGAGGGTGCTTTGAGTGGTTTGCTCTAACCCCTGCTGTTCCAGTTCCAGCGCCGTCAAGGTATCGGCCATCGTGGCGAGTTGCTCCTGATCGCGGGCGTCCAGTTCGCCGTCCGCCGCCAGCTTGAGTCGAGTGGCTTCAATCAGGTCCGTATAGGCGGCGATTTCATCGGCTTTGTGGTCGGTCGCTGCGCTCAGCTTTTCAATTTGCAGATCAAGTTCGTCATTTTCGGCCTGCATCACCCCGACGCTATCCCCTTTGATCTGCGCCAATTCGCCCTCCGTGCGAACTTGTTGAAGCTTCAAATCAATGCTGGACTGATCCAGTTCATTGGCGCGCTGGGCGCTGGCGACTTTGCGTTCCTGCTGATCAATGTTTTCGCTCAGAGCGATGTTGTAGCGATTGAGTGCGGCATTGGCTGCCGCCGTGGCCTGGGCGATTTCCTTATCCGCATTGGGTAGCGTCGCTTTAATGGATTGGAGGTAGGCCAGCTTGTCGGCGGTGGCTTGGGCGGCATCACGCAGCCCCAACAGCATCACCCCGTTTAACTTCATCCCTGAGTTCCATTCCGCCGCGTTGTCATTGCCGGCCTTGATCTGGCGGTTATATTCAGCGGTCTTTTCGGCGACGCTGGTAAGGGGGGCAACGATCAGCGTTAAGTTATCCCCTAGCTGGGTCGTTCCCTCATGGGCTTTGACCAGAATCCCATTCCAGTCTTTCATCCCCTCCGTAGATTGGGCAACGGCGGGCTTGAGTTCTGAGACTTTTGCGGTCAGCGCCGAGGTCTTTTTTTCCGCTTCAGGAACGCTTCGCAGCGTGTCTTGCAGGGATTGGTTATAGCGGCCTTGCTCTAAATTCAACTGAGCCTGAGCCAAGGCTTGCCGCTCATTGGCGGTGACGACCCGTTGTGCCGCTGCGGCATAGCCTGTTTGCCCGATCTCCATGCGGCTCAAGACGTTCAATGCTTTCGCTTGTTCCGCGTTCGCCTCTTCCAGGGCCTTGCGATATTTCCCCAGAGCCGCCTCGGCGGCTATCGTGGCCGGATTCGCCGCATCCTGCTTGGCCTTGAGTTCGTCCACAATGAGCGCCCGGCGCTTTTCCGCTTCTACCAAGTCGGCCGTGGCCTTTTCCAGCGCCAGCCTTTTTTCGAGCAGCGTTTGTTCAGTGACCGCCACCAGCTTGGCGACCCCGCTCACCTCATCGTAGACGATGACGGTTTCGCCGATTTTGCCGTTCATCCGGTCGTAAGCGGCGGTGGTTTTCGTCAACCCCTCTTGCAGCGCGGCCAGTCCCTCATCCAGCTTAATCAACGCCAGCTTGTTGGCGGTCTCGGTTTGTTCTTTGAGCTTCTTCGTGTATTCCTCAGTCGAACCGGTCAGCGCATCCGTAACTTCTTTGGTTTTATCCTGTTCCTTCCAAAGTAACGTCAGCGCGGCGACGCCCGCCAACACCCATCCCGCCGGCCCCATCAAAACCGCCATGACCCGCGAGAACCCTGCGGCGGCGATTTGTGCGGCGGTCATGGATCGCGCCAGCGCCAGTTTGGCCGTCACCAGCGCGTAGGTTTCGACGGCCAGCGTTCTGATCTGCAAGCCCATCGGGATCAGCGCCGCCGCCACCAGCCCCCCGGCAATGGCTTGCAAGTTGTTCATCGCCTGGCTGAGCACATTCACTGCGCCCGCCACAAAGCTATTCACCCCCTCGCCAATGGCCTTGAAGTCAAACGCCTTGATGAAGACCGTGGCCGCATTCCCGGCGACCGTCGCCATATCCTTAATCGCATCGGTTAAGCCCGAAAACGCTCCGCCTTGCACCGCGCCGATAAAGGAGTCGCTGAGCGCCTTGGCGGCTTTCGCGAGAGGTTCGAGTAACGGTTCTGCTAGGGTCTCTTTGACCGTATCCCATGAGGCATTCAGCGCCTCTACGGCCGTCTTGAAGTTGCCGCCCATGGCATCGGCGGCTTGTTGCGCTGCGCCGCTGGCGTCCCGAAGCTGGGTCGTAAAGTCCGTGACCCCGGCGCTGCCCTCGCCGATCAAGGCCCGCAAACCCGGCCCCGCCGTTTCGCCAAAAGCGATGATCGCGGTTTCCGAACTCGCACCGGCTGCTTTCAGCCCATCGAGAACGCCACCCAGGTCGCGCGTGGTAATCCCCAGCCCGTCCAGCGCCTTGCTGGCGGTGCTGGCCGGGTTTTGCAGTTGGGTCAGAATCGCCGCCAGGGACGTGCCCGCCGCGGCGCCCTTGATCCCATTCTTGGCGAGCAGGTCGAGGACGGCGACGGTCTGCTCCAAATCCAGCCCAAAGGCTTTGGCCAGCCCGCCCGCATTGGCGAGCGCGTCGGCCAGTTCCGCCGCTGAGGTGGTGGACAGGTTCGCGCCCTTGGCGAGCACATCGGCCATCCGCCCGGCCTGGTCAAAGCCCAGCCCCATGATCGACAGCGAGTCGCTGAGCTTGGTCGCGGCGCTGTCCAGACTGATCCCTTCCGATTTTGCCAGCGACAGCACCACCGGCAAGGTCGCAATGGCGTCCTTGGCGCTGAGGCCGGCTGCGGCCAAAATCTCCAGCCCTTGCGCCGCCTCAGTGCCGGTGACGCCAAACTGCGCCGCCACCTTGCGGGCTTCCTCGGTCAGCCCTTTCATTTCATCGGCGGTATAGCCGCCCTTGGCGGCCACCTTGTCGAGTTGGGCCTCAAACTCCGCTGCGCCGGTCAAGCCGCCGCCGAACAGGTTGCCGAACTGTTCGCGGATCAGGTTGGCGGTGGCGCTGGTGGTTTTGTCGAGGAAGCCGAAGATTTTGCCAAAGGCGGCGCTGGCTTCATCCCTGGCCGTAATCAGCAGTTGCAGAACAAGGTTATTCGAGGCCATCAGACGGTGATCAACTTGAGGGAATGAATGACATACCAGGCGCTCGCGCCGGGATTGGCATATCCAGAATCTTGAATCACCGATTTGGGCGTAGCGTCCAACGGCCCGTCGCCCTCGTAAACCGGGGTGACGGTGAAGCTGCGGGCATCATGCAACACCAGGGTGAGCGAAGCGGCGTAGGTATTGAGCAGGGTTTGCAGCGAGAGCACATTAGCGCGGGTCATCCACGCCCAGCGCTCGCCGCCGATCAGGGTGATCGGGCGTCCGGCCAGCCGTTCAGCGGGTTGCAGAATCAGCGCGCCGGACAGGGAGTAGTTGCGGGCGGTCTGGATCGGCGACCAGGTGAACTCATCACTCCAACGCATCCCATTTGGAATAGAGACCCCGTTGAGAGTGATCGCCATGATTACGCCGCCAGATCTAGGAATTCATATTGCCACGGCGACGTTTCCCCGAGCGGAGTCAACAGATTCCCGGCGAACGCGCCATTGACATAGGTTCCCGTCACCGGATCAAACGTGCCGCTGGCGGCGAGATTGGCCTTGTGTAGAACCAGCCGACAGCGCCGTTGCGACACTTTTTCTGTGCCGGTGCCCAGGAATTGGATGTACTCGGACTTGGCCTTGCCGGCCTTGTAAATTTCACCGGTTCGGGTGGACTTGGTGTAACTGATCTTGGCGACAGTGACGCCGGTGGCGTCCAGCGCCTTGAACAGGCCGTTGATGGGATCGACTTCATAGTGAGTGGCCGCGACCGCCGCATCCGCAGAGGTCTTCGCCGAAAACCCGGTGGTTTCGATGTACTTGTTGCCGGGGTAATCGCCTCATCGGTGACGCCCGCCGTGGTCTGGGCGAGATCGGTAATGTCGGCGCCCAACAGCAACCCAAACATCACCGGCGGCATGTAATTGGCTTCCGCCGCCAAACTGGCGGGCGCGGTGGACTTCTGGACGCTGGCGAGGGTTTCGCCGACGCTGCCCTCAATATTGGAGATCAGGGGATCCGATTCCTGGGTTTGGCTGGAGATTTCCAGTTTGGTGAAATTGCACGGATCGTAGTAGTGGGTGGGCGCGGTGTCGCCGCTCCAGAACCCGATCTTGAACGCGCAGTTGAGGTAGATGGAACGGGGAGCAACGGGAATCGTCATGACAACTCCTAGACGGGTAATGCCCGCCAATTGAGGGTGAGGTAGATTCTTGACCCGACGTTGGGGCGGAACAAATCCCCGTCCGGCTCAATACTGGTGAACGACAGGCTCACAATCGGGCCAGAGTGCGGCAACACCCGCAGCGCGGCCACGACGTTGTTTTCCAAGGTTTGCAGTTTTAGATCAGCGGTTGCAGGGACGGTATCGCGGGTCCAACATTCCAGAATCAGATTCTCGACGCCGCGCTCCGTAAACAACGACGGTTCCACCGATCCGGCGCGCAGCACGTACACGGTGTCCTCATCGGGAGCGGGCGCATCGAAATACGCGAGCACGATCACCGTCGGCAACGCGGTTCGTAGCGTGGTCGCCACGGTCTGAATCAGCGTCGCCCACATCAGCCGGTCGCCTCGATCACCGCCGCGGCGCCCAAGTCCGCCAGCCGCGCGCGGGCGCGGTCCACCACCGGCGTCACATAATCCCGCCCGCGAATTCCCCGTCGCTGAATCGCCCGCGCGATGGCCCAGGCCGTGCCGCCATCCGATCCGATCTGTCGATCTTTCGCCCACTGCTGAATTGCCTGCCAGGGCGGCATTCTCCCCCCCGGCTTGCGGCCTTCAAACACCGCGCGGGCATAGCTGACGTGCGGCCCGAGGGTCCAGGTCAGGTCATCCACTTTGTCGGCTTTGACGCTGTCGATGAGCGTGGAACGAGCGGAAATCCGTTGCCGAGCCAGTTCCTGCTTCATATCGACGGCGCCTTTTTCCGCCACCGTCCACACTGCTCGCGCCAGCGCCCAATGCAGCTTTTTCGGCATCGCCTCCAGCCGGGGTAATTCAGAGGTGTCGAACCGGATTTCCATCATGCCAATGCGAACTCCTGTAACAGGCGCTCGTACAGATAGGCCGGGGTGCCAGCGGTCGGTAGCCCGGTCAGCCCTTTGTGCAATTGCACCACGGCGGTTTCGATCGACAGATCGCGCAGCGCTTCAATCAGCGCCGCCAGCAGCACCAGCGGACGATCCGAATCCGGCGGCGTGACCCGCAGCTCGCTGATCTCATGCGCCACTTGATAGCGGACGGGAAGCGTCGCGCCCCACGCCGCGATCTGGTTCGCGGTCGGCCGGGCGGAGAGTCGCCAGCGCGGGCCGTCGTCGCTGTCGATCTGCCGAATCAGCGGCGGAAGGCCGATAAAATCCCCGTCCCAGGGCTGACGCACCGAACCTTGGCCCCACTCGTGCGTGAAAATCGCCAGCGATCCGGTCGCCGCCGGGTAGTCCACTTCGCCGGCCGTGACCGCCAACATCGACAGCCGCTCGCGGGGCCGCTTGCCGTCCAGCCGCCGCGCCGCCAAGGCCAAATGGCGAATGAAATCGGCGTCGTCCAGCGCCCGAAACCGCTCGACCGCTTTGCCGAGTTGGGCTTTGTGATCGACGATCAGATCATCGAGGGTCATAGCCGCGCCCTTTAGGGCGGGGTAAGTGACGGTCGACCGGCGGCTCCGGCTCGGGTTCGGGTTCCGGCTCGGGTTCCGGCTCGGGTTCCGGCTCGGGTTCCGGCTCGGGTTCCGGCTCGGGTTCCGGCTCGGAGGGCGGCGCAGGAATCAGCCCCACATCGTCCACATCGCGGGTTTCGCCCGGCAGGATGAGCTTGCCGCCGATGGATCGCGGATGCGGGCCGGGATTGGTGTACGACACAATAGCCATGGGAAGCTCCTGAACAAGGAGAGGGAGAAACTAAAGGGGGGATTAGGTCGCGGCGGTGCGGGCGTCCGAGTCGTAAACGATGACCGATGTGAGCTTGTAGCGAACCGGCGCCGGCACCCAGATCGCGTTGTACTCTTCGCCATACGCCACCTTTTCGCCGATGGGCAGTCCGTTGGAATCCACAGCTTCAAACGGCGTTCCGGTGACAAACGGCTTGACCACCGCATAAGTCAGCGTCCCGCGCTCGCCCATCAATATCCGCTCATCGCCCAGGTCGATGCCCGGTCCATTGGTGCCGTAGGTGGGGATGCCCTTGACCGCCTCCAGATCGCCCACCCCATCCACGTTGGCCCCTCTCACGGTGGCCAGCGTGGCGTTACTCAGCACGTCGTTCAGTACCGGAGACATCAGCGCGAAATTCGGCAGCAGGTAGCGGTCGGCATTCAGCACCGCTTTGCGCGCCCCCACCGCCCGCAAGGCGCCGTTGAGATGAGCTTCCAGTGCCGTGCTGGCCGGGAGTTTCAGATCAAATTTGCTGACGTTGCTGGCCGCGGAATAGGCGATGGTGCAGGTGGTCGAGGCGGTGGGCGTGGCCGCGACCCCGGCTTCTGTCACCAATCGCACAAAGCCCAAATTGGCGTTCTCCAGCATCCAATAGGTTCCCGCCGCCTGCGTCCCCGATCCGTTGTATTCGGCCAGGGTCGTATTGTTGACGATCACGGTGATCGGGTTTTGCACGGAGCCGACGTTGTTCCCCTGTAGATCCCGCACCTGCAACGGACGCACCACCGGCCAGCTTGCGGTTTTGACCAGCGAGTTCGATCCGGTCAGTTGCGCCGAAATGCTGGTCGCGGTCACCGCCGTGGGGTTGTAAGCATCGGCGGAGCGTTGCAGCTCATTGGCGATGCGCCGCGCCACCAGTTCCTCCATCAGTCGGGCATTGCTGGAGACGTTGCGGGCGTAGGCATCCCAGTCGATCAGCGAAGTTCGCGAGAAGTGCATCACCTCGTTGCTGATTTTCATCGACAACTTCATGGCGTTGACGTAGGCGGTATCCATCCGCTGTTGCACCGACGCGCGCGGGATGCCCTGGCCTTCGTAGACGATGCCGTCGTTGACCACCGTTCCCGGTAATCGGGTTTCGTAGGGAATCTGGGTGGTGGCCTGCGCGCCGGGGTCGCTGATGACCTGCACCACGTCCAGGATGTTCAAATCGCTCAGCGCCTCACGAATCACGGTGCGCTGATACCCGGCCGGTACCGCGAAGTTGCCCACCGTGGTCACGCCGCCATCGGCCAGTTGCTTGGCCTCCGC